CCGTTTGATCGTCCGTCACGCGCATGGATCGTACCGATGGATTGAGATGATGCGCTTGGACCAGACCAAGCCTTCATAGGTTTCGACGCAGGCGCCGTTCGCCTTTTCTTCGGAGTGCAGCATCCAGCCGGGAGAGAGGATTAGCCCGCAATGGAAGGCGTGCCGGCCCGACCGAAGCAGGATCACATCCCCGAGGGTTTCGGCCCCTTGCTGCACCTCAGGGAAGCGCTTGGAGTAAGCATGGGCCGCTTCCCCAAGGCTCGCGCGATCACACCCGGACGTGAACAGCGGGCCTTCGTAAGGGGGGAGCGGCTTTTGGAGCTCGGCTTCGTGGATGAGTGAGACCAGCCCCCAACAGTCCGCCCCTTCCCGGCTTTTGCCGCCGGGGACGTAGGGCAAGCCGACATAGGCGGCGACCCATGGGGGGAAGTCGGGGCGCGGCATCAGCCAAAGACGCCGCCATGGGACAGGGCTTGCGCCAGCATCGCCACGAGAGGCAAGGCGAACAAGGCCGGGAACCGAGACGGCGTGATCGTCTCGCAGGCAGGCTCGGTCACAAGGTCTTCAAACCGGAGGTAACCGGTCACGGTTGAGACGTTATAGGTCACGTCCCGCAGTTTCAGGGGAGGCAAGGCAACTTCCACCGTGTCCGGGGTATCGGCCAAGATGATCTCGATGAGCACATCAGCCGCGTCCGTGATGGAGCGCAGTGTGTCCACGATCACGCGATCGGTGTTGTCAATCGACAGTTGCGCCTCTCCCGGTCCATCGCCTCCCTGCCCTGGAAGCACGACTTGGAAGGCGTAGGCGATAAACTCATTGCCCCTAGAAGTGATGTTCTCGTTGTTCTGGACGACGCGAATAGGCGCGGCCAAGCTCGCGTGCGAGATCGTCACAAGCATCAGCCACGTTTCGGCAGTGGTTTCATCCGTCAGGCTGTCTTGCGCAGGAGTGGAAAGCGTCCGCATTAGCGCCCCACGATGTAAGACCCGGCGCGGGCGACAAGCTCAATTGCTGGTGTGGTCGCAGGCTCATAGGCGTCAGCCAATTTGACGCGGAATTGAAGCGCAACGCGCCTGTTGTCGGTGCCAAAAACTGGGGCTCTGTAAGAGCTCAAACACCAAAATGTTGCGCTTTGCCGAGACGTGGGATGCACCCAATCAAAGGACAACACACCATCGCGCAAGTTGTCTCGCCACCAAGCGCGAAACGTCTCGAACTCCGCCGCAGTCATGTCGATGGCGCCTGAAATTACATAGTGCTGGCCGGTAAAGCGTCGCCGGATTTTGACGTCTCCGGTTTCCATTGTGGTCCGAATAGCATTGTCAATCGGCTCCTCATTGAAGCCGGCCACGTTGAAATACTGCGGGATGTTAGAGGGCCAAGACGGCATAGGCGATCCTCTTAGGCTTGGCGGACCAAGGGCCGCGCCCCGTAGCGGCTGACCATGGCGCTGTCGGTCTTGCCGGCGGCGACGTTCTTGCGCTGGCTGTCCCGTAGGGTCATCTCAATCATGCGGCGACCGTCAGGCCCACGGCGCTCTTGGGTTTCGACGGGCTCAGCGTCAGCCCCCCGTTGATCGTTAATGACGATCTGCACGCCTCCCCCGTCCCCGGTGTTCTGCACACCAAGGCGACCGTCAGGCCCCCGCGCGAGAGGAAGGATCGCTTCCGCCCCCGCCTCAGCAAGAGAGCCGATCCCGCCATTGGCCATGGGGAAATAACCCATAGAGGCCGTCACCCCGCCCATGGCGAAGGGGATGACGTTGCCGTCATAGAAAGCGTTGCCGAGGGCGGAGCCTTTGCTTGGCACTTTGCCGCCGCCACCGCCCGCGGCAATCGTTGCCATGTTGCCACTGCCCCCGCCAGTGTTAATGCCGAAGTTTTGGAGGAACCTATCAAGGAAGCTTGTTCCGGCTTCTGTAATGGCCTTGCGCCAAGGGGCGGTAATGTTGCGGGCGATGTCTTCGCCGATGTCCAGGGCGATATTGGCAATGCCGCGGAGTGCATCTTCCGCGCTGATACGGCCCCGCAGGAAGCCCTGCCGGATGGAAGAAAAGAAGATGTTTTCCAGCCCTTCGCCCAAGCGCCGGCCGGAGCGCTCAAGGCTGTTGATCCAGCCCATTTCTCGCTCAACCCGCTCTTGGGTTTCGATGTTCTTGCGGGCTTCGATTTCGGCTTGTTCGCGGGTGATCGCATTGCCGTCCGCAAGCGCCTCGCGTTGCAAGCGCAGGATTTCCAGTCCAATCCGGCGCTCCCGGTTGAGGCCCATGGCGATGTCGGATTCTTCCAAGGCCTCCCGGCGACGGCGCTCGCCTGCGGCGCGGCGTTCCGCGATCTGGTTTTCCGCCCGGCGCGCTTGCAAGCCCCGCGTCGTATCCCCCATGCCGGGGTTGTCGGCTTCCGCAAACTCCGCTTCCAAGCCTTCTAGGGCGCGGCGACGGGCCACGGGATCGCCTGCCGTCTGCGCCATGCGCTCAAGCCGCAAGCCCTCGCGACGGGCCTGTTCTTGGGCTTGGGCAAGCCGCATATCCGCCTGAAGCGCGCTCTGCCCTTCCAGCACTTCCCGCCGGATGCGGAGCATTTCCTGCACTTCCGGCTTGTTGGCATACTCGCCATAGGTGGCGGTCAGCGCCGCGATCTCGGCTTCCACTTCGGCCTGCGCCCGCTCTCGCGCCCCTTGGCCGATGGAGGGAAGGATAAACTGGCGCTGGGCGTCAAGCTCGGCCATGGTCGAGGCCTGTTGCCCCCGCGCCCCGGCCACCTCTTGGCGAAGGACAAGCTGCAACGCCGCGTCTATCCCAGGGCGCTCCAGCGTCCCGGCTTGCGCCATGTCCATCTCATAGGCGCGCATGTAGAGATCGGAGCCACGGGAACCGAAGCGACCCAAGGCCGTCTCTGCCTCGCCCTGCTGCGTCAAGGCCCGCGTGAACGGGTCCACGATTGATTCAAGCTGCGCTTTCAGCGCCGCTAGGCCGCGCTGAAGATCCGAGATGCGGCTTGTTTCGCCGATCGCTTGGGCCGCGCCGATGCCCGTCGTGATGGTGTTGATCTGGCTTTCGACTTGGCCCCGCTGCGCTTGCAGGGATTGCAGGTTTGACAGGGCGCCCAGGGCGTTTTCGTATTGCGCGTTAAGAGTGTTGCGGCGTTCATCTTCGCGGGCCCGGATGCGATCACGGATGGTGCGATAGGACTCTTGATTGAACGCCGTGGAGATCTCATCGGCGTTTTGCGCGCGCATGGCGGCCATAGCCGCTTCGCGCTCTCTATCGACGCCCGGCACGCCCCGCGGGTAAAGCTGGTTTAGGGATGCCTCTTGGCTGCGCGTCAGCCCCGTTTCCGGGTTGATGCGTTCGGCCAACGCATTGCCGCGCTCGGTAGCGGTGCCGAAGCCCAAATCAATGCGCGCCGCGTCAATCGCCGCCGTGATGAGGTTCTGCATGGATTGCACCATGCTAGAGGCCTCAATCGCTTGGCCCATGTCCTGCATCAGGCGGGTCCAGGCGTTGGACATCCGGGCGCTGGAGCGCTCCATCGTTTCAGGCGCCGTCATGGCTTGTTGTTCGAGCTGCGCCATGCCGCGTTCAAGGTATTCAAAGAAGCGTTGCGCGCTGACCTCGCCGTTCGAGATCATTGTCATGAGCTGGGAGACAGAGACCCCGGCCCCTGTCGCAAGCACATCGTCCAGAGCGCCAAGGTTGGTTGCCATGTAGCGGTAGTCCTGAAACCGCAACACGCCGAGGTTCATCATCTGCTGAACCTGCCACATCGCCCCGTTGATTTGGCTTTGGTTCGCGCCAGAGAGCATCCCTAAGCGGCCAAAGCTCTCCACCGCCCCGCCGACTTGGCCCGACGACATGCCCATAGCCCGGCCAGCGATGGCCATATCACCATACTGCTGCGCAACAGCCTCATAATTCATTCCAAGATCGTCAGCGATGCCCATGATGGACCCGCCCGCCATACGGGCCGCGGCTTCCGATCCCCGAAACGCAAAGCGCAACCGAGCCTGTAGCTTGGCCAGGCTGTCTTCCGCGCGCGCCGCGGCAAGAGGGATTTGCACCAGTCCGGAAATAGCCCCGGTCAAAGCGCCAGCGGCGAAGAAAGCCAAGCCCCCGGCGAGGCCTTGCACCGCCGCGGTCAAAAGATTGAATTGCCCTGCCCCGCGACCTGCGGCAGAGGCTAGGCCTTCCATCCCGCCGCCAGACCCGCCGACACTGCCCGACATGACCATTTGCCGGCTGGCCGCAAGGCGCTCTTGGGCTTCAGACACCGCAATAACGGCGCGCTGATAATCCGCCCAATTCTGGGTGAGGCCTGCGCTGATTGCGCGATTGGCGTTTTCCCAGGAGCGGGCCGCGCGCTGCGCCGCTTGAGTAGACAGGTCAAGGCGCTGGATGAACTCCAACAGCTTTTGATTGACCCCCTCCACCGCCGTGGCAAGCATCCGTTGTTGTTGGGTGGGTTGCTGCGCGGCTTGGCCCAGGACGTTCATGCGCAGAGCGGCGCGGTCAGCGCTAATGCCTGCGCGATCCGCGTTGTTTGCTAGAGTCGCGAGGGCCGCAGACCCGGCCCCAAGGGCGGCGGTTTCAATGGCAAAGCCAAGGCGGGCGGTTGAGGTGGCCATTAGTGCGCCCTCCCCTCTTGGGAGCGGGCCTTGGCCTGCGCTGCCTCATGTTGCATGTAGGCCATATCCACGGCGCGAATGGCCTGGACTTCCCAGGGGTCAAGCTGGGCGCCGGTCAACCGCTGATAGGCGTCGATTTCGTGGAAGGAGATCGGCCCCGGCCCAAAGCCTCCGCCCCGCGTCTGGTGCAGGGCGCAGAAGGCCGCCCAAAGCCCTTGGGCTTCATCGGGCAAGGGAGGGGGCTCGAGGGGTTGCGCTTGCGCTTTGCCCTTGCCGCGCTTGGCGAGGGCCTTTTCATGGTCGCTGACGGAAGCGCCGTCCCCGGCCTTGACCGTCTGCACCCACAGGTGGCGGGCGTGCTCGATCACGCGGGCGACGATTTCGGCAAAAAATTGGCACGCACGCCGGTGAAGCGCTCTGCCTGAAACGCGATCCAGGGATATTGCTGGAAGAGCGCCAAGGCCGCTTCCCGAGAGCACGGAACGGGCTTGCCCTTGTCCTTCCCCTGATCCGGGGTGAAGACGCCCTTCCAGGAGATCGCGCACTCAGCGAGGACGATGGCTTGAAACTCCCCTTCCCCAAGCTCCTGCCGGCGCTCGGCGGCGTCGCGTTGCCGCTTCTGCGCCCGGCGCAGGCCTTCGGCGTAACGGGCGCTGTCTGGCCCGGCGAAGGTGATGGCGAGGGGTTCGCCCCGGATTTGGACCGGAAGGCCATCGCCCCCCACGATCACAAGCTCCACGCCCTCTTCCGAGCGTTTCCGGGTGTCTACCACATCGAGGTCAAATTGCATAATGCGCCCTGTTGGTTTATCCAGGGCGAAGCATAGGCTTGGACGTGGTTAGGGGGATTTCTGGATGGATACGGGCGGGATTCTCGTCATCACCTTGGGGCTGTGCGCCCTGATGATCTACACGCTCCCCATTATCGTCGCGATGATGCGAGGCCGAGCGGTTGCCCCTGTGACGATCATCACGCTGTTTCTGGGATGGACCCTGATTGGCTGGGTGGGTGCGCTCGTGTGGGCTTGCACCGAGCGCACCGCCAAGGAAGAGGCCAGCCACCAACGCGCTTAAGAGTTGCTGCGCTGGATCGTCAGGGTGGATTGATCGAACGCCGTGGAAGACCCGCCCGCTTGCAGGAGAGCTTGGAACGGGAACGTGACCATAACCCCGCCTGACGCCGCCACCTGCTTGCTTGCGCCGTTGAGGCGCACATTCTGCATGTTGAACGCCAAGAAGCCCTCAGGCGCGTTGGCGTCGTCATAGCAGACCGCCGTGAGATCAACGGCTGTTTCGTTGATGAAGGCGTTGATGAGCGTCTTGTCTTCCAGAAGCGCCGTGACGGTCCCGCCCACAACGATCTGACCATAAAAGATGTCCGGGACGTAGGGCGTGCCGATCACGGGTTGCGAGCTGAGGTTATGGCTGATCTGGATGTCGAGAGACGACACCGCGCCCATTTCCGCCCCCGCCAGACGCAAGCCCCCTTCAATGCCGGTAAGCATCGTGGATGCTGCGGCGTCCGTGGTGGACGTGAAGTAAGGCGAGCCGGACCCATCGAAGACTTGGCCGCGGCGTCCTTGCAACTGGAATGAGATGCCTGCCGGCCCGTTTGGCGGGATGCGGATGGAAGCGCCCCCGATCCGCATGGAATCGAACACCTCGCACATATCGAGGTCGGAATAGCGCTGCTCCAAGGTCATGAGCGGTTTGGCGGTCCCGAAGGTCAGTTTCCGACCGGGCCGCACCACGCTAAACGTGGTCTGCACGGTGAACGCCGTGGGCGCGGGAAACACCGTCATGGTGG